AATCAATAGATTGATTAATGTATCTGCGGCATCACTACGGTCATTGAAATCAATGTGAGTGCGTAGTGCATCCCATACCTCAGTAACAAAATCTAAATTCATTCTGTACCCTCCTCCTCAGGTGTTACAGTACTTATCTTTGATGTTGCTTTTTGTGAATATTCACTCATAACTTTGTCTAAGCAGCCATCAGTATTTGCTTCCCATGCTTTACGAAACTTCTTAATGATTTCACCATCAAGTGTTGTGTAGACAAGACTGTTACCTTCTTTCTTAACAAGTTCAGCCTTCTCAATCATATCTAGTAAACCTGAGTAAGGGCTCATACCTGACTCATACGGAATCTTAACTTGAACAGATTCAAATGGTTTTGCATAGCGAGTTTTCATAATCTTACACGCCGCACGAATACCTCGGACTTCACTAATCTTATTACCATCTTCATCTTCTTTAAGTTTCAATTTCTTCATAGCAACAACAATACTTGATGCGTAAACAAAACCTTGACCACCACTAATTTTATCATCTGGGTCAAACATATCTTGTGAAGCATATGTGTGATTAGTTGCAACTAGGCCAATGCCTAGTGAACCAAACATATTAACGCAGTTACGGACAAGTGCTGTCAGTGCCTTAGGCTTGCGACCCATGTCACCTTTCATATCACCTGCTTCAAACTGATTAACATCAGTCGGTGTTAACAACATACCTAAACTGTCAATCACAAACAATACTTTGGGACGTTCTGTTTCGGGTAGTGCTTTATAATCTTTAACGAACATAGAAATAGTTTTTCCTACCTCGTCAATCATAGCCATGTTAAGTTTTAATAATTTACTGTCGTCTGTAGATACACCTAAGGCATGTAGCCACGCTTCATCCAGGGCATTTTCTGAATCTACTAATACTACAAAAATTCCTTGTTGTTGTGCGTGTCTAACAAGGTTTCCTGAGCAGATGAAACTTTTTCCTGCGCCTGACTCTCCGGCAAAGACAGTAACTTTACCAAGAGGTACACCTTTATTAAAGTCGCCACTAATGAGATAGTTGAGAGCATAATTTCCTGTCGAGATCCAATCAGTAGGGTCATTAAATCCTATTGATAGACCTTCAATACTTTTTGTAATGTCCTTACGGAACTTACTAATATCAAAAGGCTTTGCCATTTTAATTATCCACTTCCATTGATAGTGCTTCTTTGATTACTTCAAAGAGTTCTGCTTCTGTACTGCACATAACCTTACAGTTTTTCCAATCGTTCTCTTTGTCTCTTCCACCAACTTCAATCATAAAGCCATTATCATACCGATTGATAGTAAATGATTCATTTACTTTTATTAGTTTGTTTAATTTCTTAGCCATGTTAATATTCCTTATTGTTTGTGTATACCGTTAGTATATACATGTAACGGTTGTTTGTCAAGGTATTCTGGACAGTTATCCGCAATACGTTCTAGTTCATTATCATTTGGAAAATGTCGTAATGCGGTCCTTGCTTTGTCTCTTATTAGACTAGGCACTCTGGGTGTCTTGCCTGGATCACATAATTCTTCCAATAGTTTTTTACCCTGCTTTAGGGCACGGTATCGTTCGTCTGGTAGTGTCATCTAGTTCTCCTTAGGAAGGGGCCTAAGCCCCTAATACCTATTAAGACTTGTTTTGTCTAGCACGAATCATTGCTAGAATGTCTTGTGCTTTGTCACTTGATGTGCCAGATGCCGGTACACTAACTGGTGCAGTTGTTGTTGTAGGTTCATCTTCCCATGGTGCTGAAGTTTCTGCTACGGGTGCAGTTGCGGGTGCTCTAGTTTCAGTAGTAGCTGTTTGTTTATCCGCTGTCGCTCCTGCAGGTGCTTCTAGTCCCCAAGGACGATAGTAACTACCCCAACGCTCATTGTCAAAAGGTTGACCATCTACTGATGCTTCAAACATTTCTTTAATGATGCGTAACTCTGCTTCATTAGGCTTCTTAGGTAAGAAGTCTGTTAAGTTAAACAAACCATGTGCTTCAATTGCGGCCTGTTCTGTCTCATTCAATGGTGATTCTTTGCGTGCCCAATTACTAGTAGAGTAATCTGCATAACCACCTTTACTTGTTTTCTTAATGTTGAAGTCAACACCGTGCAAGTAATCTGTTGGTAATTCTTCCATTTCGGGATCCATCAAACTAGATTTAATTACATTGAAAATTTGTGAACTGATAACAAATCTGCGAATTGGGTTCGCTGGTACTTTGTCATCACCTAGTGGGTTCTGACGTACAAAACCCTGAAAGATATAACTGCGTTTCTTCCAATACTTGTTTGCCATTTCTTTCAATGTCTCGTCTTTATACCAAGGACGAACTTCTGCCAAGATTGGGCAAGTCTCTCCTGTACCGTACATTTCAATACAAGGTACTTGAACGACTGTTTGCTTAATGTTAGGATCACCCTTGACACCATTGAACGGCAACTTAATTAGTTGTCGCTCTACCCAGAAGAATGTATTGCTACTATTTGCGTCAGGCAAGAAACGAACTGTTGCTGTCGTGCCTTCGTCAATATTCCAATGGGGGTAGATAGAGTTATCTGATTGGGTCTGTGAACCCTTGTTGGTTGTTTTGTTGTCTTGTGCCGCGATACGAGCACGAATGTCTGCTAATGATGCCATGATAATATTTCCTTATAAAATTGAGATGGTCTCGTTTTTTAATATTCGCCGCTTCCCTGTGAAACGACTAACATTAGAGATAGTATAGCAGTACTATCTCTGAATGTCAATAGTATTTATCCCGTTTGTGGGTAAACACATTTTTTTCTACGGTTTTTTTACCCTTTTATATAGGGTAGTCCGATTATATTATCCAACATACGTGAATATGTTTTGTCTAAACTTTCTTTAAACAATTCATCCTGATGTGATATTTCAACTGGTTGGCTAAACAATGTCATCCTAACTAATTCTAAATAAGCATCCATTTTTGGTTTAGTTAATACAGGATCATTGCCATCAAAAATCTTTTTCAAGAACCAAGCTTCATCCTGTATATCATACGAGATTTGTCCGTCACCATACGTAGGATTTTTTCTTGCTAGTTCATTTTTAAATTTACTCTTAAACATATTAATTAAAATATTTAAATGGTCTCTCATCCATTCATTGAATTCAGGATCACCCCAATCTTTGTATACTTTGGGAGGGGCCTTATCATTAGGATACTCATCTAGTTGTATAGATTCAGCCAGTTCGTCATAATTCACACCTTTAGCCAATTTTTCTAATTCACTACTTCTATCCCCATATTTACGTGAAGAATCAGATGCTTTATTCAATGCTTTTCGTGCTAAGTCATCTGCATCAACGTGTGGTTTACTACCCTTAGGACTAGTTGGTGGTGTTGCTGATTTTTCTGGTTGCTTAATTGCAGATGTGTCTGCATTGGGTAATTCAATCTGTTTAGTAGGCATAGGCATTGCATTTGGGTCTACCTCAGCCGTAGTGTCATTGTATATTTTCTTAATTACATTCAATATGTTACGGGCCTCTTCAGCATCATTCTTTATTTCCGATGTTGTAGTATTCATTTCTTTTTCAAAGTTATCAATTGTACGTTGGTATCCGGCAACAATGTCAGCATACTTTTTGAGCGCACTTGCGTTCTTATCAAATTGACTTGTATTTCTTGCCATACTCTTTTTAAATCTACGTTCTTTTGCTTCTAATTCATCTTGGGTTAATTTTAATTTCTTATTAAGTTCGTTAAACTGAGTATCACCCAAAGATTGTTTTTCCTGAACACTTGCTATCAATGCTTGTAATTTATTAACATCTTTATCTTCTGCGGCAGGGTTATTAACTAACTCTTTAATTTGTGCTTCAATTTCTTTATATTTTTCTGGATCCATACCAGGTTTAGATTTTAATAGTTTTAAATCTTTTTGAAGTTTCTCTAACTCATCAGCACTTATTTTTGCTTTTTCTTGTCTATCTGCACTACCAGTAGTTAATGTTCCACTTAGTTGTTTTAATCTTTCAACTTCACGGTCAGTCTCTTGAGCCTGTGCTTCATAGTCTTGTAATTCTTTACCTAAAGATTGGATTGCACTTCGTTGTGTATTGATTAAGTTATCCTGTGTGGCATCAGTTTTCTGTTGCTGTACTGCTTTATCAGCTATATACAAAGACAAAGCTTGCTGGGAATTATAGCCAGGAAACTTCAACTTGGCACGTTGCATCAAATCTTGATCCAAAGATAATCCAGGAGTGTTTGGTGCTTCTCTTAACAATGACGATATTTTCATATTACTTTTTTAACAAACGTCTAATAGTATCTAGGTCGTCTTGACCTTCTGTTACAGGTTCTTCTTTTTTACTAAATTTGGCACGAATGTTTTGCATTGTTTTTTCACTGGCATGGTCTTGACCAGCTTTGCGTAATGCGTCCATACCATCTTTACCATACTTCTTGTCACCTAAATATGCTTGTAGTGCGCTTTCTTCAACGTCATCTTCTTCTAATCGTTCTTCGTCTTTAGGATGGCCCATATTAGGCTTACCGTGTTGTGCTGAAGCTGGGATGCCTGCATCTTTTTGTATCTTCTTCAATAACTCAGAATCATCATCGTGACCAAGCTTATTTAATACTTTACCACCAACTTTCTTAACAACATCTTTAACTTTATCAAACATACCCTCATCTGTACTCATTAAATCTGATTCTTGTAAACCATTTCTGTGTAATATATCAACAATCTTATATTGTATATCTGATACTTGTTTACGTGCATTGGAACTCATATCATCCGGAGTAGCATACATTAGTACTTTTCGTAACATACCTAATTGATTTTTAAGTTCTTGTGCATCATCATGTGATACTTTTAAATCAGGTACTCGTTTGATATCATAACCAAATACTCTAGCTTCATCTAATTCTTCTTTGAAAATACCTAAATCTTTTCCGCCCTTCATAAAGTTGCCGGCTGGATCACTAGGATTACTTCTTGCTAATTCTTTTGCTTTAACATCGAATTCGGGTTTTTGATTGTATTTTCCTAGCGATTGTGCTACTTGTTTTACCCAACCACTAACATCACTTGAACCAATTTCTTCAACATCACCTACAAAATCTGCAACGTCGGCAATGGCAGCCAATACTTTGTCAGGGCCGTGCTTTAATAATTCAGGATGCTGGTATATGATGCGGCGAGTTATTGCATTTACTACTGGATCGTCAATATCATCTTCTGATTCTTCTAAATCAAATGCTCTTAAATTATTAGCGTCGGTTCTTACATTGTGCCCAAGTGTTTCGGCACCGGGGGCTTCTGTTAAACTATCAGCCCATTCTGCTAACTCATTAACTTCTTTCATCTCTGCTACTTTCTTCTGTAGCTTATTCAATATTGGCATTACACTTTCAATACGTGGATCTAATGTTTCCTGAACAAACAACTCATTCAAATTATTTTCTTCCACTTCATCTTCCATCAATGATGGTGTCCAACTTTCAAAGTAACTATTGTAACCACGATGACCGGTCATTCTGCTTAATGTTTCACGTAGACCTTGATAGTGATTGATACCTTCATTAACTAATCGTTGTGCTGATTCATTGAACTGACCATTACGTGTAGCACGAACGAATGCGCCCATCTTTTGATATTCTTCTACTAAACTTGTAACGTGATTCCAACGTTCACCGTGTGGCTTATCACCTTCGGCAATCAATCGACCATATACACGTGCAATGCCGGGCTTAATAGTTGGGGCTAAGAAACGTTCACCTTCACTATTCTCTAGGAATATTTTAGCAATATTACGATAGCGTTGCTCGCCTTCTTCAATCTGGCGAGTGTGTTGTAATACAATCTTTACATTTGGCACAGCGTCATTATAGCTTGCTTTTTTACCCATTGGGTAGTAACCTTCAGATATTCTTTCTTGCTTTTTCATATATTCCCTTTTTGCCATATCGTGTTTCAAATGGTCAACATTACGTAACTCAAAACTCAATTGATATTTCTGTGCGAAACGCTTCAATTGATTTAAAACTTTATACCAAGACTCATCCTCACCGTGAGTTTCTTCTTTTTCGCTATTCGCAACATCATCACTATAGTATACACATAACTTGTGTAACCCATCAACTGAGATAGTTACTTTACCGTAATCTTCTCCGTCTTTGACGAAATTAAATTGGAATACTTCTGCTTCTTCGGGGGTAGGAATTTCCTTACCTGACGTGTCTAGCATAGTAGGATCGAACCCTTTACTGTGTAAAAGTTCAAATAGTGAGCGGTTTAATGATTCTGAATTTTTTGGCATAATGTATTTATCTAACTTTAACCCATTACCGCATAGAAGGGTAATGGCATTATGACCTCATTGTGGTCACGAATTTGATTTTCTAAGTCATAATGATAATCGCTTAATTGTTGTAGCATACGTGTTACTAACAAACTAGCCATAATCAAATCGTCTGTATCACCAATTTTAGCGGCATAACTCCCACCGTGTGCTACAAACGCTTTTAATTCACTGATAAGACTACGACTATTTACTGTCATTTTCTTGCTTTCAACTAGTGTTTTAAACTTGGCACAGCTTGCTAGTTTACTCTTATTAGTTGTGTTAAATCCTCTACGTCCTTTACCAGTTTCACTAATAAAGATACCGGGAATGTTTGCTTCTCCATATTCGTTCAGTGACACAATAGCGGCTTCTCCGATTCCGTTACATTCAATACTGTAATAGATATTGTTAGGTTCATTGGTGCACTCACTTATATACTTGTTTATTTGGGCCAATAGTTTAATCTGACTAGGAATATCCGTTTTATTGTGTTTCCATTCACCCACTTGGGTTGTAGTAGTTGCTTCAAATATTTGGATAGCAGATGGATCACCACCTGTACCAAGACTTGGATCCAGTCCTACACAATAGATATTACCTTTAAAAGGTTTCTTGTACCAACGAACTTGTCCTATACGACTTACAGGTTCTATTCCTTCCATTGCTATCAATGTGTTTGGATTAATCAATGTCTCATCAGCAATAATAAACTCGCAACCAATCTCTCGGTTGAAACGATCCTCACCAAGCTGTGACTTCATCTCGGCTGCCCATTTGTCATCTCTACCGGGCTGTTCACTCCAATGTGCTTTGTATGCTCTGAATCCATTAACTCCCACTTCTGTGGTGTTACCAAACTCATCTTCTGTCTTGTTGGCACCCTTCCAGATGAAGGCAAATTGATCCTCATCACTGTTTGGTGTGCTTGTTATAATTGCTTTACCACCAGTTGACAATGTAGGTGTAATAGCTGTCCAGAATTCTTTAGCGATACTTGGTCGAACGAACGCAAACTCGTCCAAATATAATAGTGTAATAGACATACCACGACCTGTATTTTCAGTAGTTGTAGCACTAACAATACGAGATCCGTTCTCAAAATCTAATGAGCCTTTATTGTATGTTGTGACACCTGCTTTAATATGATCGGGGCAGTTTTCATATGCATAACGAATACGTTGCATAATCTCTTGTGCACCAGTATACTTGTGTGCCGCAACTAAGATAGTAGAATCGGGTACAAACATTGCGTACCAGAGTAGATAGCCGGCCGCTGAAGTTGACTTACCTGATTGTCGAGGCATCAAGCTGATTGAATAACGATAGTTGTGATATGTTTCAATCAATCGTTTTTGATAGGGCCAAGGATGATAGACCATACTACCTTTAGTAGGATGCTGTATCATAAAGAAGTTATCCATAAAATATAGATAACCTGTATCTGGGTCACAGCATTTGATAAAATCCTGTAGTTCTTTATCAGTTTTGAAAACTGTTTTAGTGTAGGGATTCTTTACTAGTGAAGGTGTATTACTCATAAAGAGTATTTAGTTTTATTTCAATTGCTGTATTAGATTATCTATTGCAACGTGTTCTTCATGTATTTTCTGTTGCCTTAACATTATTTCTTTAAAATACGGATAGTTAAAGGATTCACTTAATCTATTTTGTATAGCTAAGTTAGCTTTGATTCTAGGAATATATGATAATGGAAGTGATTTTTTGTTAACCTGTTCATAGATATCTTTCAAATAATCCATGTTAAACAAATCATTAAACTTAACTATATAATCATATTTATACTCGTATCCACCGTCCTCTTTTTGTGCCTTGGGTATACTGGATAATGCAGTAGTAACTAAATAAATTGCGTTTTTTCTTATTTCTTCAGTATGATTTTCTATATCTCTTTTATCAACAGTTATATATGGTCTAGTTCTATCAATTCCATAGTACAAGCTTTTTAACCATCCAAAATATGCTACGTCTATTCTTTCTTCATCTGTGGTAGCAATTATTTTTATTTTGATTAAATCATGTTCATCTGCCAACCTAAACATATCATCGTAATTTGTTATTGCTTCTGGAAAGGAGTCGATAGTTGAGATGGCACCATTATGTATACTATGAACTTTTACTATTCTACCTGTTGGTGGAGGTAAAGAATAGAAAGTTCCATTAATATCACTTTTTTTATCACATAATAAATTACATAAAAAATCTCCACGTGCACCTATATAATAGTGCATTAGAAATCTTTTTGGTTCTATCATTTGATATCTAATGGTCTAGCTTTAGTTACCATAATACAATAGAACTTCTCTTTTGCTACATAGTCCTCACCTTGTTCATTTTTACCTTGAATATCAAACTCCAAGTTATTGAATACATCAATATTAAAACCACAGCGTGTTATTAATGCTGCCAATTGATTTTGTCCTAGAATACTATAATGATTTAGATTCCATTCGTGTCTACGGTCGCAATCGGGAGCAGGAACTTCAATGTAAAGTTTGCCGCCTTGCTTCAATAGACGATTGTATTCCATTAAACTAAAGATAGGATATGGACTATGTTCTAATGCGTGACGTAAGAAAATGAAGTCAACACTTTCATCGTAGTAACCATCTTTTTGTGGAATAAAACTCAAATCATATTTTGCAATACTATGACCTTTACTTTCACAAATTTGAATATCACCTGGGCTTAGTGTTACACCGGTAACGTTAGTATAACCACGTTCTTTCATTCCATCTAGGAAATAGCCAGGGCCACATCCTAAATCTAAGATTTTACTATTTTTAGGTAAGTTGAGAGGGTCAACATATTTTGTAATCATCTCTTTGGTGAGATTTTCGTGCATTGGGCTAGTACCTTCATCGTAGATGTGGGCAGTATATAGCCATTCGTTGTAGAATTTTAATTTGATTAAGTCGAGAGTGTTGTTAATATCAATCATTGAGATTCCTGTAATTTGATATAATTACTTATTCTCAAAACTGATGATGAAATTATTTTCTTTTGTAACCCTTGAAAGGTTTAACTGTACTTTGGGTGTTTATACCATCTAATTCTTTACTCTTTAAATCACCCTTATTTAAATCGTGGAAATCAGACCCGGCAGCTTTGTACGCCATCAATAACATATCCTGTTCTTCTTGAGTGTAGGGAGCTGAGATATTATATCTACCTGCCCAACTCTCTCCGTCAATGTCTGGTACAAACGTTCCATCGGTAGAGGCTGCCGCCATCATAATTCTATTCAACTCATATACACGGTCGGCACAGTTTTCATCACGAAACTTATGCAAACCTATAGTTGACATTTGTTTTCTATTTCCTATTTTACCAATTTTAGCTTCAGATATAAATTCACTTGCTCTCATTTTCTTTTATATCCCTTAAAACCTTTTAATGGACTAAGTGTCCCAGTGT